AGATAGGCCTTATAATCTATCATCACCTGAGCAGTTGTCAGAAATCATATGGTCTAGAAGTGTTGTAGATAAAGAGCTTTGGTCTGAAACTTTTAATATAGGTACTACATCTAGTGGAAAGAAAAAGTATCGCCCTAGGATGCCTAAACAACAGTTTATGCAGCAGATAAAAAAACAGACTAAGATTGTTAGTAAAACAACTGTAAGAAAATGCCCTGATTGTAATGGTTCTGGGAAACAATATAAGGTAAAAAAAGATGGATCTCCATACAAAATTCAGCCTATGTGTAAGCATTGCATTGGTACTGGCTATGTTTATGATGCCACCAAGGATGTAGCAGGCTTTAAATTTACACCAACACATGTACAACAAGTTATGTCACATGGTTTTGCAACAGATAAAACTACATTAGCAGGCTTGGCGGTCATTGCTAAACAACATAATTTAGAAGTTGCACATCAATTCTTAACTAATATGCAACGTATCAATGCCCTTGACACCTATATTAATTCTTTTTGTAAAGGCATAAGAAGAAACGTAATTAACGGTGTTCTTCACCCCCAGGTATCTCAAGTAAGAACAGGTACAGGTAGACTATCTTCATCTAACCCTAACTTTCAAAATTTACCTCGTGGTGGCACAGCTACTGTAAGAAAAGCAGTAGTATCTCGTTTTCCTGGTGGCAAAATATTAGAAGCTGACTTCGGACAATTAGAATTTAGAATAGCTGTATGGATGAGTAATGATGCTACAGGTCGTAAAGAAATAGATGAAGGGTTTGATGTACATGCCTATACTTCTAAGGTTCTTACAGAAGCAGGTCAAAAGACTTCTAGACAAGATGCCAAGGCTAGGACATTTAGGCCTCTCTATGGTGGCGTAAAAGGATCTGCTGCTGAGATGGAATACAACAAATCATTTATGGTAAAGTATAGCGGTATAGCTAAATGGCACACTGCTCTCCAAGAAGAAGTTATGCTACATAAAAAAATAACTACAGTAACAGGTAGACAATTTGCTTTTCCAGAAGTTAAACGATTACGTAATGGTGTTACCGAAGCAACCAAGATAAAAAATTATCCTGTACAAAGTGGAGCAACTGCTGACCTCGTACCTCTATCTTGTGTACTATATAATAACATCACTAAGTCTATGAAACTAAAGAGTAAATTTATAAATACTGTACATGATTCTATAGTACTTGACATACATCCAGACGAGTTAGATATCGTTCCTAAGCTTATATATCAAGCCATGATGGGTGTAGCACCTGCTATGGATAAGATGTTTGATATTAACTTAGATGTACCTATGGAAGTAGAATTAAAAATAGGTAACGATTGGTTCGATATGACTGAAATAGAGGTTGACAAATTAACGAATTTAGATATAACAGATAACATAGATAGGAGAATAGCATGACCGAAAATGCACTAACAATAAAAGATATAGATAATTTACCTTACGATCAGATAGCAGGTGAGTTTGGTTTTGTAAATGAAGCTGAACAATCTGCTGCATCAGCACCAGGATTTCCTCGTGTAACAGTAAACAATAAGGCAAGAAACAAAGAAGGTAATAAAGTACCTGATGGTACTATAAAAGTATACCACCCAGAACATGGTTTAGTATACGCAGAAGAAGCTTATTTAAGAATATTTCAACAAAGATTTTTTTATCAAAGATACGATGAGAATGCAACTTTTCAAGACAAAGATGGCAACGATCAAAAAGGTCGTTATGTAAACAAATCTGTTTTTGTAAAACATCCTAGTGAAGAAGCTCTTGATGAAGAGGGTGGAGTAAACTGTGGTAAATTTAAAGTAGATGATTGGGATAACCTTTCAGAAGACCGTAAGAATTGGTGGAGAGGTGCTAAAAGATATCGTGTTGTATTTGGTATGCTCCGAGTAAAGAATGGTTTTGTAGATGGTGTTAAAGATCCTGTAAGTTTTAGTGACCTACCTGTTATGTTTCAGATCTCTAATAGAGGAACATATAAAAACTTTGGTGATGTTATGTCCCAGTTTTATAAAACTAAAAAGATGCCTTTTAAACATGAATGTAAATTTAATTTTAAATTAGAACAATCTGGTGCTATCTCTTGGTATGTAGTAACACCTACTATAACATCAGAAGCTGTTCCTTTTACTGATGTAGATATGGAAACTAACAGAGCCTTCTTGACGTATGCAAGTAATCATAACGATAATATTCGTGCCAGATCCTACGAAGCTAAACGATATACAAATGATGTAGATTCATCTGTTGTTGATACTGATTTTATTGAAGTTAGTGAAGTGCTGCCTGAGTAATGGATGATAATTTAGCTAGAGTAATAGCTTACCTTGAGTCTGCTAATAGAGGAGAGGTAACCATGTCTGAGGAGATAATTGATGAAGCAGTAGAAGACTTTAGAACTGCTTTAAAAAAACAATTTACTCCTCAAGACTTTTCTTTTAAACCAAGACCTTCTAATTTAGGTAGACCTTTATGTCAATTACAATTAGCAAAGTCAGGTGCTAGGGCAGAAGATAAGTCCTACACATTTAAAATGATTGTAACTTTTGGTGATGCAGTAGAAGCTATTTTAAAAGCTGTACTAAAATCATCTGGAGTAGATTACAAAGAAGGTACTAAAATAGATATTACAGAAACTATGTCAGGAGAAACAGATTTATATGTTGATGATAAAGTAGACGACATTAAATCCTGCAGCCCCTGGGCATTTAGAAATAAGTTTTTAACCTTTGATGGTCTTAAATCTCACGATAGCTTTGGTTATCTAACACAATTACATCTCTATTCTAAAGGTGCTAAAAAGAAAGTAGGCGGTTGGTGGGCAGTTAATAAATCTAGCGGTGAGATATCTTACCTACAAGATGAGTCTACTAAAGAAGAAGTACAAGAGTCTATAGATGAGGCTTTAGATAAGGTAGATAAACTAGGTAAAGATCTTCCTTTCAAAAGGTGCTTTGAGTCTGTTGAAGAAAAGTTTCGTAAAGTACCTACAGGAAAAAGAATATTAGGTGAAGAATGTTATTGGTGTGATTATAAGTTTAGCTGTTGGCCTAATTTAGAATACAAACCTCAAGAAGCATCTTCTGCAAGAGAGCCTAGATGGTTCTACTACACTAATGAAGAAGAGGTTTCTAATGAAAAGAATACTAGAAGTTGACGATGGAGAAGTTGTTATCTTACTTAAACCTAGAAAAGATAAAGAAGGAGATTGGAATCATTCTACCAATATCCATTTTCCTAAAAAACGCCATGATGAGTATGATGTTGTTAGTGCAATTAGTGACCTGGCTCGTGCTATGGTTGGTTTTAGTTATGGTGGCGATCATCAAGAAATTATTGAGTATACCTCACACTTTTATAATATTCTTAATGGCGATTCAGACAAAGAAGAAATAAGTAAAAAAGATAATATAATATATTTAAACAAATGGAATAATGATGACTAAAGATAATGATCCTGTAAATTATCCATCTCATTATAACAATGGAAAAGTAGAAGCAATAGAAGCTATTGAAGCATCTATGTCTACAAAAGAATTTCGAGGGTATTTAAAAGGAGCAATTCTTAAATACATCTGGAGATATACCTATAAGGATCGTGCATTAGAAGATTTACTAAAAGCACGTTGGTATCTGGACAAACTTATCAGTGATGTCCGATTGGAATCAGATTTAAAAAATGAGATTAAACTTAACGATTAGCTTAGAGATTAACCCAGAAGAATACCCCCTACCTATAGATGGAGATGTAAGAGATGAAGTCGAGCAAATCATACGAGACACGTTCTACGACATCGAAGGGATCGAGGTCGAAGTACTCAAAACCTCGAAGAGGTCCATGGCCTCCCCTTCGTATCCAATTCGATGAAGGCTTTAGAGCTTTTATCAGAGGGATTTTAAAAAATCCTTATGGAGAACATAATATACGCCACAAAGAGTGGCAAAGAGGTTGGAATGCTTCTTATTTTAAAAACAAAGAAAAACTAATAGGAAAGAAAAATGGCAACATATGATTTAACAGGTCGTAATACTGTAAGTTTACCTACAGATTATCAAAGCTTTATACATGTATCTAGATATGCTAGATGGATTGAAGAAGAAAACAGAAGAGAAACCTGGGAAGAAACAGTAGGTAGGTATTTTGACTACTTAGAAAAGCATACCAAAGACAATCATAACTTTAGTTTGTCTGTAGAAAAAAGAAAAGAATTGCAGAGTGCTGTTCTTAATTTAGAAATTATGCCTTCTATGAGAGCATTAATGACAGCAGGTGTTGCTTTAGAACGATGTCATGTAGCTGCGTATAACTGTTCTTACTTGCCTGTAGATAGCGTAAGATCTTTTGATGAATGCCTTTACATACTTATGTGTGGTACAGGCGTAGGTTTTTCTGTTGAAAGAAAGTACACAAAGCAATTACCTGTAATTAATGAATCCTTAGAAGAAAGTGAAACTACTATAGTTGTAGGAGATAGCAAAGCAGGTTGGGCTAAAGGGTATAAAGAATTAATACATTTATTATACTCTGGTCAAATACCTAGTTGGGACTTATCTAAACTAAGACCTGCAGGTGCAAGACTTAAAACATTTGGTGGTAGATCAAGTGGTCCTGATCCATTAGATGATCTATTTAGATTTACTGTAGGTATATTTAAAGGTGCTACAGGAAGACAACTAAAGTCTATAGAATGCCATGATCTTATGTGTAAGATAGGCTCAGTAGTAGTAGTAGGTGGTGTAAGACGTTCTGCACTTATTAGTTTATCTGATCTACAAGACCAGGAGATGGCATTAGCCAAGTCTGGTGAGTGGTGGAATAATGAAGGCCAAAGAGCATTAGCTAACAACTCAGTATGCTATAAAGAAAAACCACCTATAGGAATATTTATGAGAGAGTGGCTTACTTTATACAACTCTAAGTCAGGTGAACGTGGTATATATAACAGACAATCTGCTGTAGAAAAATCATTAGAGAATGGTAGAAGAGATTCGGAGCATGACTTTGGTACTAATCCTTGTAGTGAGATTATATTAAGACCTTATCAATTTTGTAACCTTACAGAAGTAGTTGTAAGAGCAGAAGATACCATAAAGGATCTTGAAAGAAAGATTGAATTAGCTACTATACTCGGTACAATACAATCTACTTTAACTGATTTAAAATACCTTAGAAAAATATGGAAAGATAATACAGAAGAAGAAAGATTATTAGGTGTTTCTTTAACAGGTATCATGGATAATGCTTTACTAAACAGTGCATCTGCAGGGTACTTATCTGAGTTACTTTCTCAATTAAAAGACGTAGCAGTAGATACAAACTTAGGATTATCAGAACAATTAGGTATACCTCAGTCAACTGCTATAACTTGTGTAAAACCTTCTGGTACTGTTTCTCAACTTGTAGACTCAGCTTCTGGAATACATGCTAGGCATTCTGAATACTACATTAGAACTGTTAGAGGAGATAAAAAAGATCCTTTAACACAGTTTATGCAATCTGTAGGTGTTCCTGTAGAAGATGATATTATGCAGCCAGATAGCACTGTAGTGTTTAGTTTTCCTGTAAAATCACCAAGTAAAGCAGTAACACGTAATGATACAGGTGCTATAGAACAATTAAATCTTTGGCTTAAATATCAAAAGAATTGGTGTGAGCATAAACCATCTGTTACTATAACAGTTAAAGAAGATGAATGGTTAGACGTAGGTGCATGGGTATATGAAAATTTTGATGATGTTGCAGGTATATCTTTTTTACCTCACTCTGATCATACATATAAACAAGCTCCTTACCAGGAGTGCTCTAAAGAAGAGTATTTAAATCTTAAAAAGAGAATGCCTACTAATATAAATTGGCAGGATCTTTCAGATTTAGAAAAAGAAGATAGCACAAGAGGAGGCCAAGAGTTAGCCTGTAGTGCTGATTCTTGTGAAATAGTGGATATAACATAATGACACACTTTGAAATAAAAATAAAAGATGACTCAGGTACATCTTATGACTTTAATGCACGTTACACTTTTGCGTGTTCTAATCTAGAGGAAGTAGTTTTTCATCTAGATACTGTACTAAGGACAGCAGGTTTTGTTTTCGACAGTATAGATATAAATAAAAAAAGTATTTACGAAGATGAGGATTTACCTCACCTCGATTTTGATGTTCAATTTGATGGAGAATAACATGAATAAAAAACGTGCAAGAACTGAAGACGGAAAATTTATTGCAGATGATCCGAATACCCCTGATGTAAATGAAGCATTTACTGATATACAACCTGATGCTGAAGATAAGCCTGATGTGCCTCAGCACTACGTAGTTGACATAGCATTGCTTAATGAAATAATTAACATCTTAGGACAGCTAAATTATAAATCTGTATTTCAAGTTATGGAAAAACTTAGACAGCTTCCTGCTGTTAATATTACACCAGAAGAAGATAAATAATGCTTAGTTTGCTAGGTTCTTTACTAGGCTTTGGTAGTAGCTTTATGCCAAATGTTTTAGGTTTCTTTGAAAAGAAACAAGCTAACAAACAAGAGCTGTTAATGTTAGAAGCTAAAGCCAAGTACGCATCTGAACTTAGTAAACTAAAATTACAAGAAATAGATGCACAAGCAGATATAGAAGAGGCTAAAGGTATATATGCACATGCAGAAGCATTAGCTAAATCTAATCAGTCTAAATTTATAGGAGCTTTACAGGCTTCTGTTAGACCTGTTATTACTTATGCTTTCTTTATGTTGTTTGCTTTTGTAAAAGGTGCGTATGTAGTTATAGCAGTACAGGGCGGTGAAGATTTTTTAAAGGCAATACTAACAGCCTGGGATGACGAGACAATGGCACTATTTGCCGCAGTTATGGCATTCTGGTTTGGTAATAGAGCTATCAGTAAGTGGAAAAAATAAATGGTTGCTATNAANAAACCTATAGAGTTTAAAGATATGCAAGAAGGGCATANNATGCTTATGCCTTTCGGACCACACATAGTTTATTCAAGATTACCTGAAAAGATTATTAAATCCTTAAATATGTATGTTGATGCAAAAATGCAACAGAAGAAAGATAAAGCATTAGATCATTCTGAACATCTTGTAGGTAAAGTTACACAAGAGTTTTTAATTGATGGTGATCAAATAAATAGAATGGCTGAGTTTTTTAATGGTGCATTTGGTGCGTATCATCAATTTTATTTACAAAGACAGAATCAAGCTCTACATCCAGATGCTAGATTAGGTATTCAATATGCTTCTGCTTGGGTTGTAAGGCAGTTTGCAGGGGAGTTTAATCCTGCACATATTCATACAGAATGTCAGTTATCCTGTGTAGGATATTTAAAAGTACCAGACCTAGAAAAAGAAGATGAAGAAGATTCTAAAAAACATTACCCTTGTAGTGGTAATATAGAACTGTTTCACGAAAGCTCTAACTTTTATCATAATGGTGCTGTACGAATACGACCTGCTGTAGGAGACTTTATTATATTTCCTTCTTATCTAACACACACTGTATACCCTTTTAAAAACACTGATGAAGAAAGAAGGTCTTTTAGTATGAATATAAACATAAACGTGGAGAAAGATAATGAATGAAGAAGAACTTAAAACAGCAATGACTAAAGCACCTCCTGCACCTGTACAAATACAAAAAAAATCCTGGTACAACGATGCAGAAGGATTTGATAAGTGGAGGGTATTTCCAAGACTTCTTATAAGTTTATATGGATTAATGTTTTATAAGTCTGCTATGTGGTTTATGACACTACCTGATCCTACTAATTCTCAGTCTGCTTTTGTATCTGTCATTGTAGGTGCAGGTGCGGCTTGGTTTGGTTTATATGTAGGGAATAAAAAATAATGGATAAGAAAACAGTAGATATAATAATAGGCTCTAGTACCCCTATACTAAAATTAAAAAAAGAACTAAAAAATGTTATACCTTATCTATATAAATATAGAGACGTTCAACAAGGTGCTAAATGTAGAGAAGTTATTACTGCAAGAATACATAAAATAGAAGATTTATTACAAGATATTTAAAACTTCTTTAATACCAACTAAAAAAGGTCATATTATCCTTAAACTCTATATAAGCCCCACACAAGCTCATACAGACGATTTAAAGGTTTTATGACCTTTCCTATTTAACTATATATAAATCTTTCTTAGAACTCATCTATGAGAACTTTTTTTTAGAAAACCTATTAAATTTTCTATATGACTCGTAAGAGGCATGTTATTAGAGTGAATATGGAACTTACCCCTATTAAATATTGCATTGACTATCTCCTGTGATATATTCACAGTTATACTCAATTTCTACTATTAATCAAATTAATTAATCTAATAGATACTATTTATAATATAAATTAATTAGCTAAAGGGTTATCGTTATTGCCAACATTATCTACTCTGTTTTCTGTCCTGTCTACTCTTTTTTCAAGACTGTCTACTTTAGTAGTTAGTGTAGCAATAGATTCTTGTAAGGGTGCAATGTTTACAGATTTAATCTTTTTCTTTTCTATGTTATCAAGACGTAAATTAAACTGTCCCCAGGTGTAAAAGCCCCCGCCTATAGCGGTGATGACACCTATGATAGTTATGTACTGCTGTAGCTTTCCTATTATGTTTTTCATGTTTATCTCCTTTCTAAAAATATTCCCATTGGTTGAGAATCCATTATAGTATATAGAGTGTTTAAACTGCTATTAACTAAATTTCCATATGCTTCGCCATTGTCCCTCAACATAGCATCTGCATATATCTGTGTAGGCTGATACCAATTTGTTTGATCTGGTATATCAGCTTGTGAGTAGTCACTAAAATTAGGCACATAATTCATATAAGCAATAAGGTTAGACTGCCCTTGAGAATCATATTCTCCTGATTGTTCTTGCTGTGCTTGTGACGTTTCTTGTTGTGCTCTTATATTACTAGCAACTACTTCTTCTGCTATCTGATCTGCTTCAGAAGAAGTCATTACAGACGATGTAACGCTTTGTATTTGGTTGTCCATAGTAGTTACTTGTACTTCAGCCATGACAGCAGAAGGTGTATTATCCATAGAAGGCATGGGTATAACTTCTATAGACTGTAGTACTGTATTAGTCTGTACTTGTGCTGAAGATATTTGAGCAGATATACTAGGTGAGTTAGATACAGAAACACCTCCACCTCTTGATGATACAACAGCACTAGAAGAGCTACCGCCTGAGTTCACATTTTGTGAGGTTTGTCCTGAAGATATGCTAGAGTTCACTATATTTGAAGTTGTTCTGTTTGCGGTATTAATATTGTTTCTTACTAGCTGTCTTCTTCTTTCAGACCTTTCTGGTCTATCTTCCTCTACTTCTTCTGGGCTTATCTCATCAATAGATTCATCTGAGATTTCTTCTTCCTCTTCTAACATCTCTTCTTCATACTGTTCTTCTATTTCTTCTCTCTGTTCTTCTTGTTCTTCAAAGTCTTCAAACTGCTCATCCCACTGTTCTCTGTCCATTTCATCTTCAAAATCAAAATGCTCATCCATGTGTTGAGCAAGCTCTACAAACTCTTCTTCGGTTAATCGTATCTCAGGTAAAATATCTATAGGCGGTAGATCTAATAAATTTTCTGGTCCGCCTATATCTATTTCTATAAGACTTAATGTTACTTCTTCACTACCAAGTAAAGCAAAATCCCCATCAAGGTGTATATCAAAATTATTATTAAAGTCTTCATATTCTATAGTATCCCTGTTATCAAATTCAAAATAACTATCGCTAATAGTCCCATCATAGTCAGTACCGCCACCATCCCTGCTGTCAGCACCTGTAAAAAAAACAGATGTTCCTGTATAAGTTTCTTCATCATTGAAACCATAAAATTCCTCCTCATCGTCATAGCCTAACAACATAGCGTCAGATAAACCTGAGCCACGTAGATACTCTTCATCGTCAAAACCATTTCCAAATTCATTGTCTAAGTCGTATACCTGGCACAATTCACTAAAGTCAGAATCAATTAAACACTCTGATGATAAGTTAGTAAAAGACTCATCAATAGCTGTACTAACAGACCAGTCGTCAGTTAATACGTAGCTTGTAGAATTGGTGTCTTCATAACGCAAGTGAGTTGTTGCTTCATTATTTCCTTGTAAGCCTATAGTTATGTTATGGTTTGATACATTTATTTTATCATATCTAAACTCTATGACATTTGTAGTTTCGTACAAGATAGCTTCAAAAGAACTTAAATTATTATTTCTATATTCATTAACATTATACCATCCTGCAACCCAATACCTAGAGCCTGCATCACCATATGTACCTACGTAGGGAGAACCGTTGTTATTATTCTTGTCAATAAAATCAGACCATAGAGCGAATACGGTAAAATCAAAACCAGACGCAGGTATTACTTCAGATAGATAGTTTCTTTGATTGTATACATTAAAGTTAGAATTAAAAGTTACGAAACCATTCATAGCTACTCTAGCTTGACTATATGTATTACCGTAGTAATTAAAATCAAAGCCTAGATTTTGCATAGGAGAAACAGCATCATCATTAAGATTAAGAGCTGTGCCCGTGTTTTGGATATTTAATATAGGATCAGTACCTGTTGTGAATACAGGCGTGTTGGCTTGTGCCGAAATGCTAAAGAGTAATAAGAATATTAATCTAAGCATATTTTATGTGTAGGATACTTCTTACAGAAATCTTTTTTCTTATACGCTTTAAACTCATGGGAAGAGATTTCTTTCTTTATATCATCCCAATCAGGTCTATCTTCTGGATTTTCTAACCAGGCTTTCTGTGCTTCTGCACCAATCTTGCCTTTATACGGACAGGGAGTCCCTGCCATATTCATCGCCACGTGAACTCTTTTATCGGCACATAACATAGCAACTGCAGCTACCTTCATCCCCATATCATACAAACCCTTTGATAATTTCAGTCTTTCGCAGTTATCGTCTCGTACACTTCTACCTGTTGACACACCAAAGAACTGAGTTTGGACTGCTGAACTAGCTCCTGTGGTGCATAGGTCTTGACTGTATGACATTATAGAT